TAAATCATCTGGCATTGTAGCTTCTTCACTGTTGCCCATCTGACCCATATCTTCCATAGTCTTGAGACCTTGTTTAGCTTCTTGTCTCATCATCATTAATTTCTCTAGACCAATATACCTAACCACATCAGCTGGAAACACAAACTCTCCCTCACTTAATTGTGCTGGTATATCATCTCTAACTTCTTCTTGTGTTGAACCCGGAGGAACATCATTACCTGATACAGGGTCTACTGAACCACCCTCATCTTTGAGTCCACCATCTTCAAACATTTCCATTTGATTAGTCATAGAGCCACCTTTAGCAGCATTTACTTCTTTACCGAGAAACTTTTTTCTTTCTTTGGCTAATTTAGTAAGTCTTGCTATTTCACTTTCTAAAGTTTTATCACCTTCTTCATAAAAAGCTTTACCTGTATCCATATTATCCCCTGCTCTCGGGTCTTCTGGATGCAACTCACCCTTTTCTTTTTCGTAGTTTTTAAAATCTACCATATCCATTATGTCTTTATTTATGACATCAGGTTTTGATTTTGGCATTGCCGCCTTTTCAATATCCTTATCTTTTTCTTTAGACGAACCACCTTTATTCATTTTTATTTTTTTCATTTCATTTTTAAGCTGCTGTTGTCTAGCCTCTATTTGCAATCCTATTAAAGCAGTCAACTCTTCCTTATCTAAATTAGGGTATTCTTTTTGAGCTGCCTCTAAAAGTTTTCCCATAGGTATCATGTCTGCCATATTATTGTTCCTTTACGTTAGCTCGTATATCAAGTAAATCAGCCATTGTTTGAGTTTACTTCATCCCTAAGTTTCTTTAGTCTGCGTAATAATGTAACAGCACCTTGTGCTCTATGCATTATAATAGTATCGTCTGTTTGTTCTAACAACTTATGTTGCTGATTTATTAAATACTCAACGTAATCATTGAAGCTGTTCAGTAGCTTGAGGTTGCTGACCATCGGCTTGAGGTTGCTGAGTATTTGTTGCTTGTTGCTGTGGTTGTTGTTGTCCATTCTGAGGTGTTCCTGTAAATCCTTGTTCTCCCGGAGTTGGTGCTACTCCAGTTCCAATAGTTGCTCCACCTGCCCCTGTGGGGTCCATAGGGTCTGTGCCTGCGGGTGGTTGTTGCTGTTGTTGCTGATTGTCTAGGGGTGCTTGGAATTGTTTCATAAGTTCTGCTTGTAGTGCAGCCTCATCCATATTATTTGTAACCTTATCAGGGTCTAAGTCCATTGCTTTTGCAATCTCTCTGATAACATACTGAAACTTAGCAAAAGGTGCAAGAGCTGGATTAGATGCAACTTGTAAGAACTGCATAAGTCTTTGACTACGTACTTCGTTAGCCATTAAGCTTTCAGTACCTCTAGCCTTAACTTCTAAATCGCCCTTTAAGCTTTTGTCAAAGTCAAACTGCATGTTAAACCTAAACAAACCTTCACCTAATGGTTTAAGTAAATAATCATCTACGTTCTTGATAACAGTTTTAACACTGCCACTTGCTGCGTTCATTAACATAGATATACCACTAGCAGTTCTACCTACTCCTGATACACCAGTCTGTCCATGTGCGAATGATGGCAGTCCAGTACTTTCGTCTGCAAGTTGTCTAGCCTTATCAAATAGCTGTAAGTTTTCCTGTGAAACATTTGGAAACTTTGTACCAAAGATAGCTTGACCCGGAGCACCACCTTGCCTTCTAAATACTTTACCCGGATATACTGATAAGTCTTGTCCGGGAACTAAGTTAGTCTCATCTACTTCTATGAGTAGATTACCTGATAACACAGCATTGTCTACAGACATTCTCATAAAACCATTCATAAGTGTCTGTGTATCATCCATGTTTTCAGCTATACCTACACCAAAGAATGAATAAGGATTCAATTCATATGGTGCAGCCATGTATGGAATTGTTGATGGCTTGAAAGGATTAAGAACCATTCTTATTAATTTGCCATTGCATATCCACACATTAACTTGCAACTCGTCTAAACTTTGTAAATCTTTAGGTATATCTACTTCTTGCTCTAGTAACATGTCTATGTCACACATACCCCAATACTCAAGAACTTCAAATCTGTCTACACCATGTTCAGGTGCATAATCAGATAAATCATCTTCCCAAGATTCTCTTGTGTAATCTTCGCCCTCTGCTATAGCAGCTTCAATAACTTCACTTCTAAAGTGAGGTCTTTTCTTTAGTGCTCGTAGTTGAGAACGTGACATCTTATGTCTCTCAATAACAAACTGTGCTTCATCCATGTTGTTAGCATCAGGGTCTGGATAAAAATTCCAAACAGATACATGAGATACTTGAGGTACAGTTTTAATTGTTGGGTCGTAATCGCCTTCCTCATCCCAATTAGGGTATTCTTTATCAACTGCAAAAGGACCTTTCATCACACCTGTACCAAATAAAGCCATTTCAAATGCTGTACTACGTAAGTGCTTACTTGCTCCTGATTCTTCTAATTGGTCGTGGATTTTCTTTTCCATATTTTTCGCCGCAACCATCGCAGGACTGAACGTAATTGCTGTGGGAGTTTTACCAACCTCTGCTTTAAGACTGTCAATATCTTTAAGCTTGTCCTCCAAAGGACCAAGCATACCTTCCAAAGTTTTTGCAGTAGCACCTTTAGGTAAGTCTTTACCATCTCCTTTAAAGCCATAAGGTGAGGTTGATAAACTAGTGCTTCCACGAAGTTCTTCAGGTTCTTTAGGATCAAAACTAACATCTTTCGCTACTCCTTCTGGTAGTTCCGTAGGGTCTACACTCAACGGAAATCTATTGTTAGCAAATAAAACATCAACAATTTGCCCATAGGCTGCTAATGTTTTAGTCTTAGTTACTTTAATAAATACACGAGACTTTTCTGCTTCTGTGAATTGTACATCAGAACCATACAAACCTCTATAATTACGGTAGGCTCTTAGCCATCTCTGTTCATCTTGTTCTCTGTAATCGTCTGCACGATTGTATCTCTCCATTATAAATGGAATTATATTTGCTGTCTTAGTGTCCGTAGTAGTAGTGTCTTCAGAATCTTCTAGAGATACTGCTTCACTCTCTACTATTATTTCATCATTTTCATCCATATTATATCCTTAATATCCAAATGTAGAATCTGCCATTGGCATAGAGTGTGTTGGTACACCTCTTGGGTCGTAATCAAATAAGCTAAATCTTGGTCTTGACATTATACCATATCTTAGTGCATCATACAAGTGATCTTCAGCTAAAGTATCTACATCCTCTGGGTTCTTCTTATCTAGTGGAATAGATGGTAATTGTGCTGTAGTATTACTACACGTGTTAAAAAATACTAGTCTTGGTTCTTCTGTAAACTCATCTATCTGTAAACGTCTGTGTATCTCGTTCTTACCTGCTACACGACTGCCTTTACTTCTATCTGATGGTCTCCAACGACAACCTCTCATAATCATTTGTTCTGCTAGAGAAGGACCTGTGTCTCCTCTCTTGTGCCATAAGGAGCTATCTAATACTCCATATCTTATGCCACCATCTCCGTCTTCTAAGTCTAATATCATATCTGCCAAATCTGTGGCAAGGACTTTGCTAACGTATAATTCTCTGTAGACAATAAGTTGTTCAGATGGCGATACAGCAAACCAAAGGACACCAGACTTACTACCATAACCGTAATCACAAGCTCTAAACTTAACCCAATTATGTGGTACATCATAAGGCTCAATAACGTGAACATTCCTATCAAACTCAGTGAAAGCAGCACCTTCCTTAATATCCCAATCGCCATCCAATAATTGCCTTCGTTGCTGTTCAGGTAATGATAAGAGCATGGCTTCGTAATCCCCTTGCTCTGCAAGATAAGGATTGTCTGATAATCGTGCAGGGATAAATCTCCTTTTGAATAATGATTTTCCAGCCTTTTCATGTCCTGCCGGATATTTAAGGACTTCTGTTGTTTCAATGTCTGTAGCATCAAATGAGTTTCCGTATGGAGCTGGGTCAATAAACATTTTTTTAACCCAATGATGACCCCTGCCTCCCGGATTTGTTGTTGCTCTCATAAATATTGGTAAGTCTTTTGCTACTGACCTCAATCTAGAACGCATATAATTCCATGCGTATGGTGTTGCCCA